AAAGTAGTCCATTGATAAAAATTTGGTGCTAATACTTTATTAAATTCATCTAATGTATAATCTCCTACTTGACTATATCGTGGAATTAGATCGTTAACATCAAAAATATCTAAGTCGTAACTAACTTTGATATTATTAAAGATTCGTTTTTCTAATTCTAATAATAAGTCGTCACGATAGTCACCGTAGGCTAAAATAATGCTGCCGTCGTGTCCTTGAATAACTTCTCGAGGAGTCAATAACGAGTTATCTAAATATTTTTTAGGTTCAAATTTTGGCCACATTCCCAACTTAGTAGGAGTTGCAGGAACATAACTACCATCTGTACTTTCATATTCTACAATAGTAATTACATCGTCGTTGGCCACAACTGCTTGTGAAGTTAAAATAATAAACCCGTCAGTATGGAAGGTGTAATCGATGTCATGTAAAATTTGTTCACCATTAATATAAACTAAGACAGCGGTTGCTGATAACTTGTCTAAACTGAATGTAGTAGTTAAAGGATACGTTTTAGTTCTATAATCAACTACCGTGATGTTTGTAGTAATTGCTGATCCATTAGGAACCATATCACTAAAATAATAAGGTGCAGTCTTAGGTTTATTTTTATTAATTTCATTTAAAATTAAATCAACAAATGCAACTGTATCAGTATCAACACCTAAATTTTCTGAAATATTAATAAAATTACGTTTAAATGCACCATAGTCATCTCTTGATTGCTCTAGAGCTTTTAATATATTATTTGTTTTATTGGTAATATGATATAATGCTAACGGTAATGCTCCCGCATGTTGCACAAATCGTGTTCCATAAGGACTAACATTGCCTAGATCTCTTAAATTGCTGGCTCCAAGATACTCTCCGTCAAAGGTGTCTAAATTATCAATTATTGAATCTACGTGGTCAATCACTTCTCCTAGAGTAAACTCTATTGGATTTTCATTCATTGGATTATTTTGAAGATTGATAGGAAGCTCGTAATAACCGTTTTTATTTTTAACTTGGGCTGCAAACGTTTTTAATGTAATAACATCAGTTGATTGATAATTAATTTCTGCAGATGTCATACTGTCTATGTTAAAATAGACATACTTAAATCGGGTGCCGTTTTTAACTTCCCAGTATTTTTGATCTAATCTCTTACCGTTTATATAGACACGCACTTCGAGATCTAAAAGATCAGTTATATTGTCATACACATCTATGTCAAAATTATTTGTTTTATTTGGGTCACGATAAATTCTTACCGCAGGTTGATAACGTGTAACGTTGCTGATTTCCCAACCTGATACATATGATATATTAGTTAAACTATCAAATTTTACTAGTTTTCCTACAGCAACTGATTGCGTTCTTACATCAATGATTCTTTTATAAACAAATGTGTCACTTAACAAATTAAAGTTAAAAACAATATCTCCAATGTTATTAATATTCTTATAAGATAACGGAAACCCTAGTTTGCTATCACTAATACCAGTACCTACTTTATATGAGAATAGTTTTGTACCAACAAATGATGTTCCGTCGTAAACTGTCATATCTCCATAACTGTGGCCGTTTTCATCAACTACATCAAATAGCGGAGCTTGATTTACACCAGTCTTTTGTTGGCCTTTTGCCCATGTTGATCCATTATAAAAATATGTTAGTCCTTGATTTTTTGTGCCAAACTTAATCAATACTGACTGATTTTCTATAGGTACTGCATCTTCTACTAAATGAATTTGTCGTTGAACTGATTCCCCCGGAGGAGTAACTCGAATAAATTCTACTTTATAAATTTTATTTTTTACAAGTATGTCTGTATCAGCTAAAAATAATACACGCTGACCTTGTGTAAGGTTAATACCATCAACAATATAACTCGGTTGTCCTTCAACTGTTGAAAATACATCAGAGGTAAACGTATCGATAAGGTCAACATCTACTGTGGCTTCTAAGCCAAAGTTGTAAAGTTTAATGCCAGCAGCAAACTCAATAATAGGTCGAACAGCTCTAGCATCTTGATCTAAACTGGCAATTTGCCCGTTGAGAGAATAACTTGTTTCTATAACATTTTTATGGAACCAACGATTATTACGTGCCCACGGATTTCTATCTTTACTTCCGCGATTGATAACAACATAGTCTTTTGATGTACTGTATGTTGTGGCAACGTCAAAAGAATACTGATCAAACGGACTATCGTCAAACGGAACTGAAAAACTATCTGTAGTATTAGTAATAAGTTCTAAATCATTTTCAAGTACTAGATGTATTTTAGACCCAACTCCTTCTACATAATAAGATCCGGTTGCATATTTTTCAGGTGTCACATTACCTTTAAACCTCAACTTCATGCCGTTGCTTAACTTAGTACCGTCGGCTAACTTAAAAGTCTTTTTACCTATAATCTCATTTTCAACATCGATAGCAGTATTTTCTTTAATATCATAAATTTTAAAAATGCCTCCTAAATTAGGATCATTTTCACTGACATAGTAAAGAACATTAGGAGAGTTCTCGGGAATTGTTATAGTAATGGTTCCCAACTCAACTGCATATACAGTATCATTGCCCCAGTTATATCTGGCATCAACACCTGCTAGTCTTTCTGTTTTAATGCTAAATGGTTCGCCTGGGCTGGTTATTTCAAAATGGTAGGTATGTCCTCTATACAATTTTAATGCAGGGTTTCTATTAAGGCCGTTGGGGGTAAGGACATATTCTTTATATCCTAGTTCGTCTTCAATCCTTACAGTATAAGTACTCTCAATTTTTTGTTGTAGACCATAAACACTAATAACTGGAGGACCATAAGGCATCCAATAGTATTGTTGAAAATTAACAAACTTATCCCAATCAATGTGAGGATTCCAAGAATACAATTCTTGACGATTTAGGCGTTCATGGTTAGAGATGTCAGCACCAAATACACTTAACTGATTGATATAATCTATATAATCTTTGTAAAAATTTACGTTATCTAGTGTGTCTTTTGACACCATACTAGGTTCTAATTGATAATTTTGACGCTGTGAGGTCACTGCCTCAACAAAAATATCATTAGTCGTAGATGATTTAGCGTTTTGTCTACCTATAAATCCAGTAACTTTTTTTACAGCACCAGGTTGCGTAAGCTGATCTAATGTAGATTGAATAAACTTTTTATTAGTATCAGTTCTATAATATCGTGGTAACAGCTCAGAGTTTTTTCTTTTACTGTTTGAAATAGGTACTGGATTTTCTGATTGATTGTTGCTCATTTATTCTCCGCTTATGCGCTGGTAATATTTTGTTGTAGTATTGCTGTAGGTGAAATTACTGTATTTCCCGAGGCTTTGATTGTACTGGCTGTAATATTAGTAATAATTTCAATATCATCGACTACAGCTCCGTTGATAAACAACTGGTCAGACTCGGCTGTTATTTCGAACAGACTACCAAATGTTAAATTACTTGATTTTGGAACCACAATAAAATTAGTAATTAATGGTGCTAGTCTATTCATTACATAAGTTGACAACTCTGAGAAATAAAATTTATCTCCAAAATCCCAATTTTCTAAAGCAAAAAATTCATTTATTGCTGACAGAACAGTTGCTTTAATTTCATTGTCGCTAGATACTTGTGCAACATTTTTTACAACTTTAAAAGTTGCTTGTAAATCTTGAGATGCGGCTGCGCCAAACAAAACTTTATATCGAACTGGATGATATATGATCTCATCGCTGATTGATTTAATTAAATTCAATGACGGTGCAAGTGTTTGATATAACGAATCAGAGCTAGGTGGCAACGGTTCATAGTCGCGACTGCCTGCAATCCATTGTCTAAACTGAATGTCATATGTTTTAGTTAAGACAAATATATCTATTATGTTACTCATACCAGGATCAATCCTAGATTCATAATCTGCACTATGTACATATTGAAATTTAACGTCGGCTCTTCCTAAAAATACTTTATAATTTAAAGATACAACTAGTGTATTTGTAGTCCTGTTAAGTTTTTTAACAACATTAGAGTCAATAAAATAAAAATACTGTTCATCAACATAGGTAGTTAAATCGTTATCAACGTCAAACTCAGACTTTAAAATTATCACAGTGTCTAAGCTGTTATCAATATATTTGTAATCTTCTTGCCCTTGTTCAATGTAGTATTTCTCTTGAACAATATAAGATTTTTTAAATACATCAGGATCAGTTTCTGTGATCAACGGTGAAGCAACTAATGTTGAAAATAAATCAGGACGATCAACAATGCCGTCATCATTTGAATCAGCAAATACCACTTCAATTTTTTTAGTGTCTTTGTAACCGTCCAGTCCTTTAAAATCGTCATTAACCTCCCAAGTTAAATCTAAACTCAAAGGTGTAACCTCTGACGGTTTTGTATTAATACTTAAAACATTAATTCTATCCTTAACAATTAAATTAGTAGTGCTATCATAGACCTTATCTGTGCTGTCAAAATAGAAACGAATTTGATCTTTACTTTCAAATATATAACGCATCAATCTAGTAGTTACAGTATAACGTTCCGTGTCAGTGGTAAACAATAATAGCCAACTAGAATCTAAATTTTGATTAGTATTATCACCAGTTTTTCCAAGACTAAATTCTGATTTAGAATCTAAATTAGTTTCAAAAATAATCTCCCAAGAAGCAGTATCGATTGCATATCTCAAACCAAATGGTTTGTTGGCAAATATTAAATCTATCATGGTTAATACTACACTCGAACTTAGAGTAGTTCGCCATTTAGGAATTACTTGAGATACACGGGCTGTTTCAGGTATTACTTGATTTAAGATAACAGGTCCGAGGCCAGTAGCCGTTACAATACCAGTATTATTTGCTGTACCGTCACCGACAATAGATACAATTGATGCCCAAATAGATGTAGATCCATTTAACGGAATACCGGTGTCTGGTATAGTAGACAGGATATTATTATTAGCTGTTTGAAAATAATAACCTGTGGGTGCGTTAAATTTGATAAGAGCACCGGGTTGTACATATTTTAAATTATTAGTAGTATAAGATCCTAGTTTAGCCGGAGAATCGCCTAATTGAAAATAGCCAGTAGATTCATTAGTTTCCTTTGTAACTTGACTCCAATCAATATTTAAACCATCATATGGTAAAACTGAGTATCGTTCGTAATAAAAGTTTCTTAAATTCTTATCTTTCAATGCATCAATAACTGTATTGTAGATAACACCTTCAATGTCTGTCTTTGACAAATACGTAAAATTAAATGTTTCAGTATAATTCTGTTTGTACAAAACCCCATCATCAGCAAACAAATTTGTTGAACTATATTTTCCCGTAGGATCTTTTAAATCAAAATATCTACTAATACCGCTACTTGATCTGTTTACACTCTTAATCTTTGCTACGTCTTGATTAATGGCCAGTGGACTAATATTATAGTCTTCGCCGGTGATCATTCTATTTTGTGTGTAATAATTTGCAGGAGCATTGGCTTTAATATTGTCATTGCTTTCTGTGGCAACTGAGTTGTTAACTGTTGTTTGTAAATTTAAAGTAATGGTCAATGTTTCACGTTGTCCCACATTAGAAACATAGGGGATATCAACACTGATACCCTTCATATCTTTAGGATTGATGGTATAGGTTAATCCGTTGCTAGTTCTATAATAAGTTCTAAACGTACCTAGTGGTAAATTACCAAATGTGCCATCACTGAAAGCTAAACTGACTCTATCACCTACGCGGCTGACAACACCATAGATGTTTTTAATATTCTTTTTAAGGCTGTTATAGATAACATTGTTGCCTTCAAAGCTAGGTACTTTAGCCCATTCTTCTGATTCTAATCCGTTTTTATCTAAACGGTGTAACCACACATCTGTGTCATTGATGTTAATGGCATCAATGTCAATAGACTCATTGTTGTTAGGCTGAGTAATTGAAAACGTACCTTGATTTAATGTACCTTGACGAAATTGTAAGAAGAATCCTGAATTAGGACTTGCTGCACCGCGTCCGTCATCTCTATATAAAAATGCTAGATGATTTCCAACACGGGGAGTTTCTTCATAGATATAATCTTCTCCAGAAAACACTGTAGATACTAACTCAAAACTCATAGTCCTACCGTCAATGGGCTTGTTGAAAGCATATACAGGAACATCAGTATTAACACCCTGAACACGATATTGCTCAGTAGGGATACCGTAGACAGTGGCCTTATCTTCTGGACTGCCGTATTGATTAGACTGTGATAGCGCGGCGTTGATAATCTTAATAAACTGATCATACCAATTTGAATTAGCAGGGTCATTCCATACCGCAAGTTGTCCAGCAATATTGCGGCCGTTGCTGTCTATGATAGCCTGCGTTGTTCTTACACTTCCAAACTTTAATAGGCCATTTGCAGGCTGATTACGCTTGGCATTATAGCTTAATAAACGTGCTAGACGTAGCACACTTTCGCGGCGCTCTGCTAGCTCTAAGAAGTTTTCGCGGGCATTTAAATCAACACGGAAAGCTATGCTTTGGCCCAAGAATGCAATAAGGTCAATTAGGGCAAGGTATTCACTTGATTCAATGTAGTCGTTGTAATCTTCTGGGTAATTTTGACGAATGTAGGAGATCATTGTCCTACGTAAATTCTCAAAGTCGTAGCTTTGGAAGTCGGCATTGCGGAAACTCTGGTATACTTTTTTCCAGTCTTCTGCCACTAATAATCTATTTTGTCTATCTGTTGATGACATAGTTGTTCCTGTTTTTAATATTTATCGCTTATAGTTAACTGCGTATTTTACTCTGCCAATAATCCGTTTCTTTGATCAAAACTTAATCTCATACTTTGACTAATGTTGTAGGGTAAATAGGTCAACACACACTCTATTTGTATACCACTTTCGTAGGCAGTAACTATTACTTGATCTGCTTTTATACGGGGATCATAGTTAATAATATCTGTGACATTTTTAGTGATTACTTGTTTTAGTTCTTCAGTCAACGGTTCAAATAATGCATCCCATATAACTGTACCAAACGTAGGATTCATTAGTCGTTCACCTTGTCGTACATGAAAGTGATTAAGCAAATCTTGCTTAATTAATTCAAGGTCAAATAAAGAAGAATTTTCACTGACAGAGCTGACCGTACTGAATCCTTTATAGGTCTGTGTACCTGGAGTTTCTGTAGCTTGATATTGTGGTACAAGCACAATTTTTTCATATAAGTTAGCATTAGTAGTCATGATTATCTTCCTTGGCGATTACCAAATGGTGTTGCATTTCCAGGTGGGGGATTATTATCTGGTGGTCTAATTTTTTCAAACGTATCAGTTATGGTGGAGTATTTTTT